CAGCGGATAGAACGTGCAAGGCGGAGAAGTTCATGCATCAGGGTTGCCTCCCTTGCCGCTGCGCAGCCGGGCGAGGACGACTTCGATGAAGGCGGGGCCGAAGACGCCGACCAGATAGGCGGCTGAGCCGGCCGCACCTCCGGCTGGGATCGCTTCGGGCGGCAGACCGAGCCAGCCTGTTATGATCGCCATCGACAGGCTGCCCATCCCGGCTGCGATCAGCCCGCCCAGCAGGATGTGGCGTAGCGCGTCGCGCAACCGCATTCGTGTGGTCAGCGCATTGGTTGCCCCGCCAAGCGCCCCCCAGGCCGCCAGGATGACGGCAGTGGAGGTCGCCAGATCGCGCAGGACAGCGGCGACAAAGCCGGTTTCTTCGTTCATCGCCGGATCTCCAGCAGGGGAATGGATGTGATCGACCCCAACCGCTCAAGGTCGAGGGTGACGTCGAGCATGTCGGTGTCGAAGCGGACGGGGACGTCGAATTCGAAGCCCGCCGTGATCGCGACGCCCGCGCCCGGGGCGGTGGTGAAGGTGACGCTGCCGGTGGTGGTATCGACGCTCCAGCCGGTCATCTGCTCGACGCCGTTCAGCGCCAGCCGGACGGTGCCTGCGACCGGCTTGGCGATGGCGCGGGTCCAGCTTTGCGCGCCGGAAGTGTAGCGCTTCAGAAGCGCGAAGGTGGTGACCGCGCCATTTCCGGTGCCGATGGGCTGGTCGGTCTGAGCCACCGCCTGCGATGGCAGGCAGGATTTGTGGTCGGCCCAATCCTTGTAGCGAAAGCCGTGCAGGCGACCATTGCGCGCCTCAAAGAATGCGACGACCGCCGCAAGATCGTCTGCGCGACGAATGCCGTAGGCCACATCGTAGCGACGGCGCGAGTTGGCCCAACTGGCATTGCGTTCCTCATCTCCGGAGGCCAGTTCGACCACTTGCGTGCGCCGTTCCGGCCCGCCGCGCGCCCCACGGCTGATGTTGTCGGGGAACCTGACTTCGTGGAATGCCATCAAATTTCTCCGTTGTTCGTGCTCTGATTCCCGCAACCGGTGCCCACTTGCGGGGTCGCACTCACATGCCCCTCCGACCCATCGACACCGCGCGGGCAATGTCGGCAGCGACCTGCGTGCGAGACTGCCGGAAGCTTTCGGCATCGCGTGCCATGATGGTGACGTTGACCGCAGGGGCGCTGGACTGGCCTTGGCCGTAGCCTGCGGCTTCGCGGCGCGAAAGAACCCGCTCACCCCGTTGCAGGATCGCCGGAACCTCGTCGGGCTTGATCCCGGCCCAGCCGCCCGCGTGCATGCGCGGGGCATTGGCGAAGGCGAGTGCCGGGACCATGCGGCCCGGGCCCGGCGATCCGACCATGCCACCGGCGTGGAGGATGTTGGCAAACAGACCGCCCGCACCGCCAAGCGCGCCCGACAGCGCATTGGCAATGGGGCCGAGGATAAAACGCCGGGCCGCCAGTTTGGCCAGATCGGCGATCATGGAAGTGACCAGATCGCGGAAGTCGAGCTTGCCGGTTTTGACGAAAGTAGCCACCGCGTCTTCGGCGCTTTGGAATGCGCCGACCAGTGTCTGGCCGATATCGCCACCGATATCGCGGGCTTTGGCGGCATAGTCGGCAAGCGCTGCCGTGACTGCGCCCCAGCCTGTTGCGGCTTGCTCCGCGCCCTCGGCTGCTGCCGCCCCGGCGGCGCGCGCGGCGGCTCCTGCACTACCGGCAGCGGCGGCGGTGTCGTCCAATTCCAGCCCGAGTGCATCCGCAGAGGCCGCAGCATCGGCCAGTGCGGCCTCGGACTCCGCACCGGCTCCGGTTACCGCGTCGCGCAGGGCTTGCCAACTGGCCAGCGGACGACCGGCGGCATCCGCCAGCAAGCCTGCGGCCTCGCGGTAACCATCGGCGCGGGCGCGGGCGTCGTCGGCCATTGTGCCAAGACCGAGGTCAGGCGGTTCCAGATAGGTGCGCGACAGCGCGGCGGAGAAGGCATCGGCTGCGGCGGCACCCGCTGCGGTTGCAGCACCTTCAAACGGGTTGCCGATCCGCGCCAGCTCCAAGGGATCCAGCGTGCCGATCCGGACCCCACCTTCACCTGTTGCCCATTCCGGCAGCAGGGCCAGCGCTGCGTTCAAGCCGTTGATGAAAGTGTTGATCCGGGTGACGACACCGTTCAGCATCGCCTCGACGCCGGAGATCAACCCATTTGCGGCCTGAAACGCGAAGTCGCCAATGGCACCGGGCAGACTGCCCCAGATCGCCACGGCAGCATCATAGGCCCCCTGGAAGATCGCAGCGGTTCGGTCGCCGAAGCTGACCACGCCCGCGATGGTCCCCTCAAGTGCTGTGAGACTTGCTGCCTTCAGCCCCTCCCAACCGGCCGCCATCTGTGCCAGCGCACCATCCAGCGCCAGCCCCATCCGCGACCAGACCTCTTTGGCCAGATCGCCAAGCAGCCGGAACGCCTCTCCAACGCCGCCAACCCGGGTGACAAGTTGCGTGAATTGATAGACCAGCTCGCCAGCGCCGACGATCAGCGCCCCGATGCCGGTGCGGATCAGCGCGCCGCGCAGGAGGACCAGAGCGGTGGCCAGCCCGCGCACGGAGAGGGCAGCCGCCGCCATACCAGCCACCCAGCGCCCGGCCATGATGCCCGCGAATGTCGCGGCATAAGTCGTCAGCCGTCCGAGGTTTTCGAACAGCGCCTTGATCGCGATGCCCAGTGGCCCGGTGCGGCTGGCAATCGCCGCCATGGCATTCGCGACCGCCTCCAAGGCAGGCGCCGCAGCGACAGCAAGCTGGTTCGACAGCCCGCGCCAGATCAGCCCGAGACGCGAGATCGCGTCATTGGTGCGTTCGATCTGATCGGCGTCAGCTTCGGAAACGACAACCCCAAAGGCAAGAACATCCTCCGTCGCCTGGCGTAGTGTCGCCGTGTCGATCCGGGTGAACACCAGCGCCGCGCGGTCGCCAAAGAGCTGCGAGGCCACCGCCGCGCGTTCGGCCTCGGGGACAAATTGCCCGAGCGCTTCCTGAATGGCCGCGATGCGCGCATCAAGCGGCAGGCGCTGCAACTGCTCGGCTGAGAGGTGCAGGCGGTCCAAGGCATCGACCGCTGGTCCGGTTCCGGCGGCCGCCTGGCTCAGCCGCCGCGTCAGCTGGACGGTGGCTTGCTCGACCTGACCCATCGACACGCCCGCCAGATCGCCCGCCCGCTCCAGCACCTGAAGGCTGGCGACCGTCGTGCCCAGCGATTGCGCCATCTTGGCCTGCGCATCGACGGTCTGCAGGCCGGAGCGGATCATCGCAACGCCTGCCGCCGCCAGCGCCGCAGTGGCAGCAGCTGCGGCAAGCGTCGCGCGGCGGGCAAAAGCGGCAACGCGCGCATTCGCCATGTCCATCTCGCGCGACAGCCGCCCGAACCCGCGGGCGCCTGCTTCGCCGACGCCTTCCAACTCGGCGCGAACCTGGCGGCCGCCCTCTGCCACAAGGCGGACGGATACACGTTTTTCAGCCATCGCGGCTTCCTTCCATCTGTTCGTTCAACTTGCGCACCATCACCGCCTCGATCTCGGGCAGCAGTTCGGCGGCGATCAGGGTGTCGATCCCGAGGGCACGTGCCATGGCGAGCGCCGCGCCCATGTCCCAGCCCAGCACTGCACCGGGGATCACTCGCAACTGGCCACCAAGACGGCCGACCAGATCCCAGACCTGCCAACCCTCCGGCGTTTGCGGCTGGTTCAGTCTTGCGGGGCAGTCGGGGCAGCGCCCCGTGCAGGCCGTGCAGTAGCGGTCGCCCCCGCCGAAGGACCAGTCGGCGAGAGCGCGGAGACGTTTTTTTCCAAGTCCAGGATCAGGCCGCGCGCGACGTATTGGGTTTGAAAGGCCTCAAAGACCGGCCAGATTTCCAGCAGCGCGTCGATGCCAGAGGGAGTGACCGGAACGATGTTGCCCGAGTCATCGCCGACGCCTTCCCATTCCAGCACCGCGCGACGTGCCACGGCTTTGGCCATGGCGAGGGCCAGTTCCTCTTGGGAAGCACCATCGGGCAGTCCTTCGATTGCCGGATCGGCCCGGGCCGAGACCATCAGGGCGGTGGTCAGGGGGGCAACCAGCAGGCGCAGGCCCGGGGCGAGGGGCAGCCATTGTGGCGTGGCGGTCAGGTTCAGACGGATCATCAGTATGCCTCGATTTCGTTGATCAGGGTTGCGGTGCACATGCGGGCGGGGCTGGCGGCTTTCGCCGCTTGCCAGTCGAATGTCGCCTGCACGCCCTGCGGCCCGGAAATCTCGATCCGGGGACGCGGCAGGTAGACGGCGTGGACGGTGAAGGTGAAGCTTTCGCCTGAGGGCAGGACATAGGCGAAGCTGATCTCGCAGGGATCGCCGTTGATCGCCTGCGTCACCAGCGTGCTGTCGGCAAAGCGAACCTCGATCCGGCCGGTCAGGGCTGCGATGGACGGGTCGGCCCCGTCGATCTTGCCGTCGCTGCGGATGGTCTCGATCCGGTCGAGGTTGTTGGCATAGGTGATTTCGGCCGAGACCACATTGCCGAGGGCGCTGCCGTTACGACTGATCGCGCCGTTGAAATGACCGAAACGCTTAAGGCCCAGTTCAGCAGGCGTGCCTGCGCCGCTCAAAGTGGCGATGGTCTCGCCTTGCGCCACCAGCCGGGCGGTCGCAGTCAGCAGGCCCGAGCGCTGCACCTGCCACGACAGCTGGTCCAGCACGCAGCCAGAATACATCGCAAAGCGCGGCACCTCAGGCATGCCGGTCTCGATCGACATTGAGGGCAGGGTCCAGCCGCCCGACCGGAACTCATGGGTATAGGGTCCAACCCCAGAGGTTGTCGGTTCACCGAAGGCTGCCTTCAGCCAGAAGCCGAAGGCCTCGGCGTCGATCGGCACCATGACATCGCCGTCGGCCGTCACTGCGTCCTTGATCGGGGCCAGCGGGTCGCGGCCATAGCCGAGCAGCTCGCTGTTCAAAAGCGGCTGTTCCGATCCCAGCGAAGTGCTGGCGAATGGCATCTTCGTGAAACCACTGAGCGGCGGGGTCCCGTAAACCGTCTCATACGCAAGCGCCATCTGCGCCCGCGCACCTTGCGCACGTGCCATATCTTTCTCCTTATTGTCGGGGTGTCAGGCCAGCGGGCCGGTGGTGGTGTAGTGCAACACGACAGTGATTACCGCCGCCTTCAGGGCCGCCGCGCCCTCAACAGGCAGATCGACCGAGGCCGGGGCTCCGGGTTCTATCCAATCGCAGAGGCCGCCGAGCGTGCGGTCAGCTTCCAGCACGTCGCCGATAGCGGCGATCAGGTCGTCGAAGGCGCTGGCGCGGCCATTCGGGGCTTGGATGACAACTTCCAGCTCGGCGCGGTGCTGGTAGTGGTAGCGCAGCGGCGACAGCGTGACCTCCGGTTCGCCCGGCTGGCCGTCGCGCAGGATGATCAGCCCCGTCGCCGGGATGCGCTCTGGCAGAATTTCATCGCGCAGGACAAGGGCGGCAAGGGGCTGCAGCCGCGCGTGAAGTGCGGCAAGGACATTTTCGCGGGATGTGGGCATTGTCGTTGGCTCTGTGTTATGGCCTGCGCAATCAGAGTGCAGGCTAGTTTACTGATCTTGTAGGAGTACTTGAGCCAGATCAGTGACCTGCAGGGTCTCTCGTGTTAAATGATCAGACATACAGGAGGACCGACATGCAATTTCAACTGAACACTGATTCCAATATTCAAGGGAACGACGGCTTGGCAGATGAGGCCGAAACGGTCGTCACTTCGGCGCTGGGACATCTGACCGACCGATTGTCCCGGATCGAGGTCCATCTGGCCGATGTGAACGGCGCCAAAGGCGGGTCTGACGATATTCGCTGCACCGTCGAGGCACGCCCAGAGGGGATGCAGCCGCAGACCGTCACCCACAATGATGCGAATGTGGACGCAGCCCTGCGCGGTGCGGCGAAGAAGATCCGCTCACTGTTGGATAGCGAATTCGGCAAGCTGGATCGGCGCTGAGCTCCCCGATGGCGTAAGCGATCCGGTTTTGTCGATCTTCGTCGTCACCATTCATCGCCGACCATCTACCCAATTGGCCACGATCAGTCCCGGTACGCCGTCCACCGCACGCTCTGCATCCCGCGCCAGATCCAGCCTCTTGCGCAACTTGACCTGCGGCACCAACAGAAAGATCGGCACGGTTGCCACGCCGCGCCCGGTTTTTGACTTGCTCGCCACCGCGCGACCCTTGGTGTTCAGCCGCCCTTCAGCGACCAGCAGGCTCGGTCCGCGACGACGGTATATGAACCGCAGCCGCAACCCAGCTCGGCGTTCCCATTCGCCGGGCGTGATCCGTCCACCCTTGCTGCTTTTGCCAGCGGCCGCTGTTGGGATCGCCAGCCAGAACCCGTTCTTTGACCGGATAAGTGGGCCGGTGTCATGCGCGCCGATGATGACCGGCGCATTTGACCAGACCAGTGCTGCTGCGCTCAGGCTGTCGCCGGACTTCGGAAAGCTCGCGAGCCGGATAGAATTGCCAAGTCGGGTGCCGAGCCCCGCGCCGGTAATCTGCGTTCGCCAAGCGGATTTGAGGCCAGTTCCGGCTTCGCGCATGGCGGCAGTCACGGCGCGCTCCCCCGCCGCAACCTCCGCCGCCATCATGGCGACGATGTCAGGATCAATGGCGAGCTTCAGTTTCATGCCGGACGTAAATCCAAGGTCCAGACAAGCCGCTCGCG